GTAAGTTTGAGGTGCAGCTGTTCCTCCTCCACCGCCTCTTAGTCTACTACTTATATCCATACCTGTACCTAAAGCCATGAGACCACCACTGATTGTTTGTAATCCAGCTGTTAACGCACTTGGTTTACTTACTGGTTGAGCTATTCCGATCTGACGTTGTTGTGTTGCAAAACCTGCTTGTTCAAGACCCATAGCCGTAGCTACTTGCCCTAGTTCTTGTTGTCTTAAAAGTGCCGACCTAACAGCCCCCTCTTGTCTTAAGTAATCGTTGGCTAAAGCTTCAGCGTATGGATTTTCTTTAGTCCTTGAGATAGCTTGCCTAGTTCGTAATCGTAGTTGGTTTATCTCTCTTGCGGTAGCTTCCTGCTCTTGTTGCTCACGCATCCGTATGGAAGTTTGTTCCTGTTGAAAGCGTTGACGTTCAGCTGCTGCTGCCTGTGCTTGATATCTAAGTTGTGCTTTAGCTTGCTGTCTAGCCCCAACAAAACCAGCGATGTTTGAACCTACTGTTGTTGCTACTAGAGTTGCTGATATTGGGTCACACATACTTACTTCCTCTCTAATATAAATGACATATACCCGTCGTACTGGCAATCGTTAAACTCTGCGCCCAACCACTTCAACCACCTCATACTCAACGTATTAGTCTTCATTACCACGTTAGTCAGATAGTCAAAACCCATCATCATCTCATCTACCCACTTCTGTGAGTTCTTGACAAAATACTTCTTAGCACCTGCCAGTCGTCGTGTTCCTAACAACCAAACAACTCCAACGTTCTCACAAGGACTAACACCAAAGCTACAGTATAAACCGTCGTTGTCCCGTAGTGAATAACACTTACTGCTTGTTTCAAACGATATGTTAACTGCGTCCTTTGGGTGATGCATAAGACCGATACACTCCATCATGTCCTCTTCCCTCATGTCGTCGTACAACTCAAAGGCATCCATATCACGTTGTGCTTCTTCTATTCTAAGACCCATATCTTCTGCTCCTCGGTATAAACATAGATTCAAACTCTGCTGCTAATATCTTAACTGGCAAGGCAGAACTGCTCTTTACTTCAATGGTCACCTCGTTTGGTTGTGCTTGTACAGCAAATCTAAAGTGTCCGTTCTGTGGTGTAAATTCATTCAACGATAAGTTAGCACCCACGATGTCAGGATTAAATGCATAGCTGTATGTATCTCTGTACTTAGGTGTTACTTCAACAGTAAAGTGTCCAGTGTCTGCATAGTTAAGACTACCACTACGTATTGTTTGATAGGTGTAATCAGATGCAGATCGTCCTCCTCGTTCCGTTGGTTGTTTCAATGTTTGATCGGAGAACCTGTACAACATATTGTACGGTCTGCCTATAAAGAAGTATTCGTCGTTGTTGTAGAATTTACCACTAGACCACGCAGGAGCCGTCGCAACATCAGTACTAACTGACCAATACGTAACGTTAGGAGTTACCGAAGTATCAACTGCTACGAAAGAACTAGGAGCTGTATGTGTAGTTTCACACTTATAGATAGTACCACCAAGACTGACATAACTAGCTAAAGTACCGTTAACGTCTATCGTAGTTGAATCAACTGTGGTAATAGCTCGTTGTGTTCCTATCTTAGTAAACAAGTTAACACCTGATCCTAAGCTTACGCTGTACGGTATATCGCTGATGCGTGTCTTCTTAGTAGTAGGATTATATAACGATACGTTAACCTCACTACCCTCCACCCGACTGTCCAAGTACAACGTATAATCCAATCCGCTATCCTTCAATCCGTCTTCTAACGTCAACGATTCTAAGTGTAGTCCTTCCGTGTCAGATGTAAGCATAAACAACTTACTGTCTATAAAGTCACAACCAACGATGTCACGATCAAACGTAAACTTCATCCATGCACTCTGTATCTTTTCTTTGTTACTCCAGAAGTACTTATAAACGAACAACGTCTTTAGATCGTCGTCTGTTGTTATAACAAGTGTATTCTCAGCAGGACTACCAACGATACGTGTAGCTTTCTTATTGATGTACTTAGGTATCTGTTGGGTTATCTCTTCTGCGTTAAACGTTTCCGTGTTGTTATCAACAAAGTATTCGTACACACCTTCGTAATCGTTCCGTTGAAAAGTAAAGTATATATAATTACCAACGGCTAACGGATTGATGCTGTCTGATATATCGTACTCCGTAACAGGAGATATAGCTACCGTCTTAGGACTTAGTATGTCAGCTCCCCGTAATACAAACTGTGACTGCTTACTGAATAACATCAGCTTCTCTTGAAACGGTATAGCGTGTTGCAGTACAGCTACTTTAGTGTGACTGAGTCCTACATCTATCGGAGCACTGTCTAACAGCTGCTGTGTTGTGGTCCTGAAGAAGTTAAAGTATGCATCTGCTTCACTGAAGATAACAGCGTTGTTTGTCAGGAATCCTAAACGGTTCTTAAAGAAGAAGACGTCGTTGATAGTCTGACCAACAAATGACGGAAACGGATTGGTGAAGTCGTCACCTGCTTGTCTAGCTGTATATCCGTAACCTTGCCCATTATCTCCTTCTGCTTGCTCGTTAGGTATCTCCACCCTGAAACTGTATATTACATCAGGATTCTGTCCAAGCGATACTTGACCAAACGCAGGTACGACAGTGACAGGCATAGTACCAAAGTCTAATGTAGTGTCTATACCCGTGGAATCACTGGCGGATGTCTCATCGTTTTCCCATCCTGCACACTCTACCCAGCTACCCTCACCGTAGTCTTCCTTATCTTTTGTTTGAAAGCGTACATAGTAATCATCCTGTGCTATATCAGCATCTCCTCTTATTCTTATCCTAAAGTTATTAAAACAACGCTTAGGTAAGTCCGTGATGCTATCTACTTCTTTGTAAGCAACACCCAAACCTTGATTAGCTAATCCATCTTCTGTTCGTATGCTAAAATCGTTATCCGCTGTTATTTTAATTACAGCACCTTGACGCTCTATGTCGTATGTTGTGGAAGCTATAGTTATAGCATCTACGCTAGGTAAGCCTCCTGTTCCCTCTATGCCTTCAGAAACTACAGTACGTGATGTTGTATCGTAGTAAGTATATTTTCTACGGACTCCCGCACCTGCTCCATACTTCTTGAAACCAACACGTTCAGCAACTGTCGTTACGTGTTGCGTTATCCTTATTGTCAAAGGGTTAGTCGTTGTATCTGTATCGTAACCGCTGCCGTTGTGCGTCTTTGTTTGAGATGATATACTACCACCACTAAATGTTAATTCTCCCTGACAACCGTCTCCTATAATAGTACCACCACTGTTCTTTTGTATTAAACGGTAAGTATATTTATAGTAGCTCCCCGCTTTATCACCCACAACAGCACCGCTATCACGATAACTACTACCCCCCGACAGTGTTAAACTGGTAACACCTAGCAGAGAAGCTACACCTGCTTTTAAAACTGTCTCTAAGTCTTCTGCTATGATTTCCGTATCTGCGTGTGTACCTGAAGAACTAGCACTACCACTCTCATATGTATGTCCAGCAGGTGGTGTTTTATTACTAGCTAAACCTGCACCTCCATAAGGCACTACTTTACCATCTAAATATATGTCGTATGTCTTCTCGTAGTCACCAAGCTTAACAAACACTAACGCCTCATGTTCCAAGTCTTTGGTCTTTAAATCTTCGTCCGTATTAACTGCTACCGTCTTACTCTTATTAACAAGAAACGTATAGTCAGCTACTGTCAGTGCCCTTAATTCCTGTACTGGGTTTGTTATACCGCTCAAGTAAGACTGAGCAATGGATGTCGTGTAAACAGATATAGAAGTACCGAGTGATAAGTTAACAGCACTGACGCTACCACCCACTGATACATTGATAACGTACTTGTTCGTCTCATCCCGTTTAACAAAGTGTGTGAATAGATTGGATGGTTGACTGCTATCTACATTCTTTATGTAGCTTGTGTGTGGTCGTTTTACCAACCCTTCAACAACAGTAGCCCAAGCATTTATCTGCTCGTCACACTGACCGGGATACCTAAGATTGTCTGGTTGTTGTGATACGCCCTGAGCTAGGTTAGGTACGCTGTTAACTAATAACGGCATTATCTATCTAGCACTCGTAACACGCTGTAATCATCAAAGATCGTTCTGTCAGCTGCTTCACTGTCTGCATCTATAGCACGGGCTTTCGCTTCTATCTCGTCACGTGTGGCAAAGCCTTCTATCTCACGACTACCAAGGAAACGATTAGCGAAGATACGGGCAGCTTTAACGGTGATGTAGTGTCGGAACTGTTCAGGCATTTCTGTAAAGTCCAACTCAAAAGTTATGGAGGCTTTAACCTCCTTTGACCAGACGTCGGTGTGATTCTTCCTGTCGTATAAGGTTAGTCCACGTTGTACTGGGTCGTTGTCTGTATAAATTTGTGGGTCTAAGTCTACACGTAACGTATTGCTAGGTAGTGTTATCTTAGATGTGCCTGCGTCAGGGGTAAGGACGTATTCGTGCTCGGTGTTAAAATGCCAACCCTCAGACTGTACGGCTCTGCTTGTTTCGTCTAGGGTATTCTCTGCCTGAACAACGGTAACTGGTACAGCTGTCCCTCCTAGTGTGTTGACGGGTGCTTCTCCGATGACGCTAATCATCGTGTTTACTGCGTTAAGTTTAGTTGTCAGAGCCATAGTAATAAAAGGTTCGGTAGAAGGGAGCGGAACGAATCACAGACCTCCCAACACCGAGAGAGTGGTTACTTCTGAAGTTCGATAGCACACTCAGGACGGAGAACTCCGTGACCCATAGCATACTTCGCAACAAAAAGTGTACCTTGACGTTCGATTTGGTACTCAGATTCAGTAGCCAAGTCGAGCAGTTTAACAGTTCCAACAGCAGCAGAATGAGAAACGATACCAAGCGTGTTAGTAAAGTTTCCGTTGTATCCTACTCCGCTACCACCGAACACGTCGTTAGCAGCTTCTCCGTCACCGGTAGCGTCAGCAGACAAGTCAGTCGATGGGATGTGGTTGGATTTGTAGATTGTGATACCTGCGATTTGAGGGATCGATCCTGAAGCGATGCTTCCTAAACCTCCGACGTCTTTATTGACAGCAGAAGTAGAGATAGCAAGCTGTCCAGCACCACCAGTGATTAACTTGTAGTACTCTTGTGGACGAAGAACGCAGAAACGACCGTCGCTAGGAACGTCATTTTCGTCAAGCTTCTGAGCAGCAGTGAAAAGAGCAGCTGTTAATTCTGCACCTGTAGGATCAGTGTTGTCAGCGTCGTCAGCTGAGTCACTTACATTACCCATTGCATTAGCAGAAACGTCGAGGATACCGCCAGTCTTACCACCAGTTACGGCAGCAGCAGAACGAGCAGCAGCGATGAATACTTTAGCAAGAGCAGTATCGAAACGAACAGCAAGAGCTTTACCC